GGGGGAAGCGGAGGACATGGCCGGCAAGAGCCAGCCGGATATTAAGCCGCCCCTGTTCAAGTCCAGGGAGATTTCCGGGGGCGACGTTGTGGATGCCGAGAAGGTTGCTGACTCTCCGCGGCAGCTGGGAGACGCGGAGGTTCCCGGCAAAGGCGACGTAGAAGTTCCCCCTCCCCATATCCGGCTGATGGAGGCTCTTTCCTGTACGGAAGAGCAACTGAACGCAGCCATTGCGAAGGCCAGCGGCGACAAGGTGAAGGGATGGCACGAACTGAATGACAAGCAGAAGGAAAAGCTGGCGGCCAATCCTGACAAGCTGCAACCCTTTATCGGATAGGAAGGAGACGACAACATGACCGATACTGTTGAAGATGTACGTAAAGGGCTGCCCTCCGCGTCTGCGTTTGGACGTCTGGCTTTATGCCCAGGCTCGTTTACGATGGAGAAGTCCTGTCCCGACGAGAGTTCCGAGGCTGCCGCAGAAGGCACGCTGTTGCACCGCTATATGGAGTATCTTCTTTTGAAGGATGATGCAGCCGAAGAAGGAATGGAGTTTTCCTGGCATGATTTTCTGAATAGCCGGGAGTATGAGTCTGCCGAGCTGAATCATGAGCAGGTGGAGCTTTGTGGACGTGCTCTGCGTCTGCTGAATGGTGTGAAAGAGAAGATCCTGGATTATCCCGATGCTTTTTTTTCTCTTGTATCCACCGAAGAACGCCGTTTTTTGTCCGACTGGATTGAAGGGGGCGAGTATTCCGGACAGTGGGACGCACTGTTCAGAGTTGGGTCGGATCTTCTGGTACTGGATTGGAAGTTTGGCCGCGTGGCTGTGGATTCCGCCGAGGCCAACCGTCAGCTTGAAGCCCTGGTTCCGCTGGCGGCTCAAAAAGCCAATGAAGAGGGGATTATTTACAATGGCATTTACGCGGCTATCATCCAGCCACGGGTGGCTGGTCCGGCATCTGTTACGTTTTACGATGACGAGGCGATTAGCCAGGCCGAACAGGATTCTCTTGCCGTCGCCAAGGCGGCTATGGACCCGGACGCCCCGCGCTATTGCAGCGAGGCAGCCTGCCGGTATTGCCGGGCCAAGGCGGTGTGCCATGAGGCCGCGTCCATGGTGGAACAGGCTTCCCTGATTGCTACGGACCGGGATAAGTGGGAGCTGTTTTCCCCTGCCGAGAAGGTTCAGGCTTACCGCCTGGCGAAGACGGCAAAGAAATGGGCGGCTGCTGTGGATTACCGGTTTGAACAGGATGTGGCCGCCGGCCTGATTCCCGGTTTTGAGATGGCGCCCGGACGCACCAGTTTCACGGTGACGGATCCTTCCGGGGCGTTTTCCGCGCTGAATGCCGAGTTCCCGGACGAGGTGACGGCGGAAGCGTTTGCCGGGTGCTGCAAGGTCGGCATCACGGAATTGGACAGACTGGTTCACGCGGCCCGTAAAGCGGCGGATCCGAAGGCGACCACGAAGGCCAGCCGCGAATGGCTGCGGCAGTTGCTGGCGGAGTATGGCGAATCGAAAACCACGAAGGAATCCGTGAAGGAAGTGGAAGGAGGTGCGGCATGATGACCACGCTGACCATTTCTTTGCCCCACACTCCCCGGTGTTTGTCCCCCAATGCCAAGGCCCCTCTCACACAGAGGGGGGCCATTGTGGCCGGTTATAAGAAGACGGCTGCCAAGAGCCGCGCCCGGAATATAGCCTGGGGCAGGACTTGTGAAGCCCTGAATGGCCGGAGGATGCAACCGACGCATTACCGGGTGATCTGGTTTTTCAAGGGACCGAAGCCGGACGCGGATAATTGCCTGGCGCGCTGCAAGGCGTATCTGGACGGGGCCTGCAAGGCTATGGGCATTGACGACAGGACGCTGGATTGCGCCGGGATTGAGCGGATTCACGACCTGGGACGCGCCGGACAGGTGGAAATCGTGTTTGAAAGGAGGCTCGCATGAAACTGACGCCTGAACAGAAAGCTTTTTACGAGTACGGAAAAGCAGTCGAAACTCTCGAAACCAGAATTGAAAGGATTCGCAATAACGCCCGAATACGATTTAAAATGGAATATCACGAGCTACCACTCCGATTTCGCGGAGGCTTATGGGACGACTTTAAGTTGTACAATGTTATCGGTGACGTCCGCCGGAAGCGGGCCGCATGCAGGGCGTGGGTGCATCCTATGCGACGGAGATGCTCGAACTGTAAACATGAGCTAACGCAGTACAAGTTCTGCGCAGCCTGCGTCCATGAAGGATGGCCTGTTTACTGGGAGCCAAGAAAGGAGGATGAGTGAAAGTCTGTGTGAATTACAGTGGTGGCCTTATGTCTTGGGGTGCAGCCAAGTTAGCCGTTGATCAGTATGGGCCGGACGAAGTAGATTTAGTCTTCGCCGACACCGGGATCGAAGATGAAGATAATTACCGCTTTATCGTCCAAGGTGCGGGTGCCTTGGGATGCCAGCTTCACATTGTCCGTATGCGCGGCCATAAAGGAGCGAAAAATCCGGATGCTTATATTACTCCGTGGGAACTGTGTACTGGGCAGGATGGTTCAGGCGGAGAGGGCATGATGGCAAATTCCCGCGTGGGATTTTGCTCAATATTGCTCAAACGTAAACCGCTAGACACATGGATGCGTAAGCATTGCACACCAGAAACTCGTATCGTTATTGGGTTTAACATTGAAGAAATAGAACGGTGTGAAAGGCTCCGAAAAAACAAACCGGAATGGAACTGGTGGTTTCCACTGGCTGAAAAACCTTATTCCTACTGCGAGATTAAAAGCTGGTTGGAAGGATACAATGTCAGGCTTCCAAGGTTATACGACATGGGTTTTAACCATGCAAATTGCGGCGGTTTTTGTTTCAAAGCGGGTATTGGTCATTTTGTAAATCTTTTGGAAAAGATGCCGGAGAGGTTTGCCTTCCATGAAAGGATGGAACAACGATTTCGAGATTCAACCGGGAAACATAATACCATTTTAAGGAGAACTGTTAACGGGGAAAAGATATTTTATCCTCTATCTCAACTCCGCCAAGACTACCTTCAAGGTTTGGTGAGACCCTCCGATTTTCGAATGCCGTGTGAGTGTGGAGTCATGTGGGAACAGCCAGAATTTAACCTGATGAATGGAAAGGAGGGCAAGTGAAGCCTGTGCTTGATGCCTGCTGCGGCTCCCGCATGTTCTGGTTTGACCGCCGCCATCCTGACGTGGTGTTCATGGACCGCCGGGAGGAAACACACACGCTTTGCGACGGGCGCACTCTGGAAATCAAGCCGGATGTCGTCGGAGACTTCCGGGCCATGCCTTTCAGTGACGGGGCGTTTCGCCTTGTCGTGTTCGACCCTCCGCACCTGATTCACGCCGGGGAATCGTCCTGGCTGGCCAAGAAATACGGAAAACTGGATCGGAAGACATGGAGGGATGATTTGAAGGCCGGATTCCGGGAGTGTTTCCGGGTTTTGGAACCGGGCGGCGTTCTGGTGTTCAAATGGTGTGAGGATCAGGTCAGCACGGCAGAAGTGTTGAAGCTGGCCAGCCATGAACCTTTGTTCGGACACCGCCGCGGGAAGACCGTCTTCCTGGTCTTTATGAAATCTACAACCCCCAACTGACGCTTTTTTGATATGGCCGGAGACTGGATCAAAGTGGAAAAAGAACTGAACGATAAGCCGGAAGTGCGCCGCATGGCCCGCGCTCTTCATTTATCCAGGTTCGACATTGTAGGACGTCTTGTTTCCGTATGGTCCTGGGCGGACACTCACTCTTTCACAGGTTCCGGGATGGACATCTCGGAAGAAGACATTGACGACATTGCGGACCTGAACGGTTTCGCCGATGCGCTTCGCCAGGTGGGCTGGCTCAAGGGACGCGCTGCCTCCCTTGAGTTCCCCAACTTTGGACGGCACAACGGCCAATCCGCGAAACGCCGCGCAATGGAAGCAGAAAGAAAACGCCTGGAAAGAATGGGTTACGACGATAATGCGGACAAACGTCCGCACAGGAAGCGGACAACATGCGGACAACATGCGGACCAGAGAAGAGAAGAGAAGAAAGAAAACATTGTCCCTCTAACGAGGGCCAATGAAAAAGAAAAACGCGCCATTCCGTTGCCGGAGACGTCCGAAGAGGTGGAGGATTTCCTGACAGCAGAGGCCTTCAAAGGGGCTCTTCCTCTTCAACATTCCGATGTTAAACAAATTGCCTTGCTTTTCTTCAACGACCGGGAAGCTTCCGGATGGGTAGACAGGCAGGGGGTGCCGGTAGCCAATTGGCGGGCCGCTGTGAGGGCGTTCGCTTTGCGATACCTCGACAACATCCGGAAAAGAAACACTCCGGAACCACAACAAACTACTCAACAATCAAAAACTTATGGCTATTAACATTAACATGAACAATGTACATTCCGCCGCCGCCCTGTGCGACGACCAGGAAATAGCCGGGATCCTGAACCGCCTGGAAGCCTTGGTAACGGACGACCCGGAAACGGAGGAACGCGCCGCCCTGGAGGCAGCCATGAGGGAAGAACTGCAGCGCCGGGAGGACGAGTTCTGCCTTCTGTCATCTTCCGGATTCCCGCGCCGGGCCCTTCATGCCCTGGATACGTTGCCGGACGGTGAAACGCCGTGGAAAGCCGCCAGGCGTCGCGTAAGCGCGCTGGTGAAAACGCCCGGCGCGATTGTAGCGCTGCATGGCCCATGCGGCACAGGGAAAACCGTCATGGCTTCATCCATTGCCCGTGGGCTGACGCGCCTTGGAAGGTCTTGCCGGTACAGCAAGGCTTATGATTTTTGCCTTGCCCTGCGTCAGGACGAAAAAGCTCGCGAAAAGGGCGTGATGTCCCGTTTCAAGCGGCCCTACTTTCTCGTTCTTGACGAGTTCCACGAGCTGAAGCGTTCAGACTTCGCGGCCTACTCAATCGATCGGCTGGTAGATGCCCGCTTCCAGTCAGGGAAACCCACTTGCATCATATCCAACCTCCGGGCGGAAGAGGTTGAACCTGCGTTGGGTCCCGCCATTGTCAGCCGGATGCATGAAGCTGGAGGCGTCATCACCTGCGAATGGTCTTCTTTCCGGGAATTGAGAGAAGAAGCGGAACAGGGAGGATGAAGGAAAATCAGCGGGGGAGATTTTTGGTCGTCCCTCGTTCCATGATTAAATTCATCAGAAGATCCATCGGCGCCCCCGGCCCGCGGTCAGAATCCAACCATCTCCACACCGTCACGCGGGTGACCCCGATCACCTCGGCGGCGCGATTCACCGCAGCTGTTTTACTGTTCAACCGGTGGGTTGTTTTCAAAAAGTCCAAAAACTGATGCAATGTCCGAAGTTCTTTTCCTCCCACACCTTCAATTTCCGCCCCGTAAATATAGACTCCATTCCCGTCTCCGGTGACGGGAGAAAAAAGGAAACGGTTTTCTTCCATCTTATCGCGAAGTTTTTTTTCCAGCAGGTCTCTTTTGGATTCCGAAAGCCAAGAGGCGAAATAAATTGATAGGGAAATATTTAAGTCTTCATAGTTTTCAACGTCTTCAACTTCGTCATAGTTTTCCGGATCCTGAAAAAGTAAGCTGACGCCTCCCTCGTCAAGG